TCTCTACCAAATTCTTTTACTGCATATCGCAGTACATCAGTTGGTACGATGAGAGTTGACTCTTGTAATACGAAAGCCCAGTATGCTGCTTCGGTTACACCAAGTCCAGATGCGCCCCAGTCTCCGACCTTCTGAAAGAAACATTCTGTTTCTATATAAAGGTTGTTTGTCTTGAACCACTTGCGGTCACGCTTAACCTCAACAGTACGTCCACCAGTAAGCAACTCATCTACAAGTTGTTCGCCTTTGCGACCAAAGCCAAAGTCTAAATCAAAACTAGATTTAGTTGCCACTATCCCACTTACCCCTTAGAACGAGTAGCCCAATTATACCATAGTTGGCTATATCCTTGAAGGAATCCTCAAGTGGTTCGTTCTCAGCGGTAGTGTTGCCTTGCTTAGTTAGATTAACAATGCGGGCTATCTTGTCCCACATACGTACTACTAATCCCTGTGTCGCACCGTAAGGTGAGTTGGATATGTTCTTCGCGCCGTAGTCTCGGTGCTTCTTGATGAGCAAGTCACCAAGTTCTTGCATCGTATCTCTGACGTTGAGTTCAAACTCTATCCAGTCAGTAGAGGAATGTGTAGCGTTACTACTAGAGTCTTTTCCTCCACAACATAGTTCTTCACGTTCAGCCCTTGTTCTGCCAAGTGGGTTATAATCTGCCATATCTCTTCACGCTCCGCCTTCTTCATCTTTTTCCTCCGACAATAGTTCTTCTAATGACTTATCAAAATCCTGCAACGCAGACTTAACTACCATATCCTCAACCAGTTCATCTATCAAATCGTAACCCATCTCACCAGCAAAGAGAGTTACGTATGTTGACTGGCTTACCAACTTAATCTTATCTGGCTCTTCTGAATGATAGTACATAAAGCGAAGTAGCGAACCTAACAACAACTTAAACCCATTGGGTAAGATGTAGTAAGGGTCGAACTCTTCATCTTCTTCTAGCGTGTGGTCTATTAACTCAAACGAATTCTCAAACTGTTGTTTACATTCGTGACAAAAGTTTGGAGTTCCATCATCATCGTCAAAGTCAAATGCCACTATGCAATGCCAGCCTTGTCCTTTAAGTATCCTGCTCCGTGTCGGACATATAGTGAGTTGACATCTTCGCCTTCTGGCAGTTGCACAATAGTAACGGGGAGTTCCCTAGCCAATGAGCGTGCGAACTCCGTGCCTGCTTGGTCACCGTCTGCAAAGACGAAGACTCTTTCAAAGTCTGCGAGTAATCTCGTGTAATGTTTCTTCCAACTGTTAGCACCAGGCACACCGATACAAGAGATGCCCACACAATGACTAAGAGTAATGGTATCCAGTTCACCTTCACACACTCCAATGAAATCACCAGCACGTTCAACATCTAATACGTTGTACATCTTTGTCTCTGCCCCAGTCATACCCATATACTTTGGTTCGACTGCAGGGTTGAGGGAACGAAATCTTAAATCAACTACACCAGTTTTAGTTACATAAGGTATAGATAAGCGACCAACGAATGCTTCGTGTCCAACCTCAGGCTCCACGACTACGCCTAATTGCGCCAGACGTGCTACCTCCAGAGGAATTCCCCTGCTTTCTAGGTAGTCTTGCGCCTGATAGATGCTTGCCGCGTACTTCTCTGCTGCTCGTCCCAGTAAATCCTTCTGCGATTGACTTTGCTTCACGTATGTTTACTCCTTCACGCTGTGAGATGAGTTGCAGGCTGTTACCTTGTACGCCACAGGCAAAGCATATAAAGATATTTTTGTCCAAGTTCGCGGAACCTGACTGGTGCGTATCATCGTGGAACGGACACTTAAGGTTGACTTGCCCGTGTCTTTGTCTAATGTTCGCACCATAATGTGAGAGGACATCTGCGATGTCTGGCAAGTCGTTGTCAATTTTTATCACCATAACCTGCATCTCTTAATAGTTTCACAGCATCCTCCAGTCTTAGTAAGCATACCCAATCGGATACACTCTTCTCGCCTTGACCATTGAGTCTTAAGACTACAACGCCCAAGTCTTTTCCATTGTCTCTGTCTTTTAATTGTGTAATAGCAGCGGCAGGATTAAATCCTGTTCTTGCTTTTACTTCCCAGTCAATGCCAATAGTGCCAGTAATATCAGAACCGCTACGACCAGCACCCGTGCTTTCAGCAAATGGGAATCCGTTATCTGCAAGGTATAATGCCAAGACTTTTTGGCTTCTGTACCCTCTATGTTTGCGCGATTGCGATGCCACTTAGTACGCACTCTTGTCCTTGCGTAAGATACGAATAGCCCAATCCATACCAACACCTACACCAGCAGTCCATTCATCAGAGACAGGTGGCTTGGCTTCTTCTATCTTGGTAATGAATACTAATAACTCTTCATTAACCTTTTGCATTACGAGTTGACGCATCTCTTGCGTCATATCGTCTTCTTCTTCTCTAAGCATTATTAGCCTTCTTCCATATCAACCAGTTCCATTCACGCCCTAAAAGGATTATACTAAAACCATAATCCGCTTCATCCCATTCATATTTACCAATGTAAAATAACTGTGACATTAGTTCTCTGAACGGTGTTAATGTTCTACTGCTTCCTTCATATTTTATTTTCATCTCTTATCCATTCTCTGGTATGTCATCCATAAACATATACTCAGGGTTAAATGATAGCCAACAATTCAGGTTTGCGTTGGCATCGGCACGCCCATATCTATTCTTTACTGGTGCAACTGCCATTGAAGTCCCGACCACACCAAGAGTACAAATAAGAGCAGGTAACTGAGCGACCTTACCTTGTAGTGCCGACCTTGGTTGGCAAGGGTTACCCATAACTGCCTCGCTAGTATGATGAAGAATAATAATTGCAGCATTGGTGGCACGAGCAAGGTACTTCAACTCCTTCATAATCGCACGCATAGATGCGAACTCTTCTCCACCATCGGTGGCAATATCCATTAGGTTATCTACGAAGATAGCCACAGGTGGGCAGCCCCACAATTCCTCAAAGGCTTGGACTTCTTCGTCAATGTCTTGCAAGGTAGGGCTAGACTCAAATGACCAGACTATGTGACTGCTCTTATGTAGTATCGCCTTAGTCCAACCAGCATCAGAGTTCATTAAGTTCTCTACATCTGTCTGGTTCTTACCGCTAATCATAGATGCTAGGCGCATAGCCATAGTGTGTGCGTTGGTATCTGCCGATATGTATAGGCTAGGTACTTTCATTCTCAACGCTAACGCTAGTGCGAGAGTGGACTTACCAACTCCTGGAGTACCAGCAAGCATAGAGACTTCTGCTCTACGAAATATAATTTTGTTTGCATCAAATGTTTTAAAGACAGAGGGCAACGGTTCTCCACCGATGTCTGCCCTGCCTACACTTCTTACTAAAGTTCTCATTGCGTCTCCTGTCTATGTTGGCAGAGAGTAGCCATCTTCCCCTAATGACTACTCTCCACCAATTCTTATAGCATTTCGTCCTGTATTAGTTTTGAGGCTTGCATTGGTCGGGAGTTCCCTGCGGTGTTGGGCAAGCCCAGAATGCGTAAGGCTTCCCCGTTGTCTTGCTTACTCCCTGACGGAAGATTCGCGCCCCGTGAATACAGGTTGGTGTGGACATCCCTGCCCCCGTAGCGGATGCTGGTGCTGTCGGGGCGGTTGCGGAAGTAGCCCAGACTGGAGTGTCTGGAGTTGAAGTAGTGGTCGCCAAAGGGGAGACCACATATGCCGCTCTCACTAACTTAGCAGTAGCAGCGACCTGTGTTGAATAGTCGGAGATACCTTCAAGTAGTACCGATAGTTCATCGGCTGTGTTAGCACGAATGTTAATCATATCCGCTTCACGACTGTCACTTGTGCGAATGGATACTTGTAGTTTCCAGTTTTCTGTTGTCATTTGTTTCCTTTTTTAGTGAATTGGCAATGCTCTGTGAGTCCACAGAAATTGCACGATTGTAGGTTCGGTAGAAATATACCAGCCTTGCGTGCTTTATCAAAGCCATCAACAAAGTACTCAAGCGTGTCTAGCGTATATCTACTTAGGTCAATCATCTCCCCTGTCCCCGATTCACGAGACATCCAGTAGTTTCCTAGATTGACTTCTGCTCCAATCATCTGCTCTACCCCGACTTTGTAGAAGCCAAGTTGCAGGTCAGATGTTGGTCTAGTGCGTGATGTCTTGAGGTCAACTATTACAAGTTGTCC